CAGCAAATTCTATATTTGGCGCAGCTAGTATCCCCACTACAAGCACCAGTTCATGGAATACTCCCCTTGTATGGTTTACAGTATTTTTTGCTATAGGCGTATTCATTTTTTCCTTTTTTTACAGAAGAATTGTGGATTCTGTTGAAACTCTAACTGACCAGATGAACTTATGGCTCACTGGAAATGGTGGGCCGCCCGAAGTAAAGCAGGAAAATATTCCAACTGCTGCCCCAGTGCCTCCACAGGAAGATGCAACTACTCAACGTAATAGAATGGAAAGTGTAGTAGATAAACTTCTTCCCCCGGCTAAGGAGGTATTCACCGTAAGTAAGAATGACTATAGTTACTATGATGCTGCCCCATTATGCAAGGCTCTTGGTGCAGAATTAGCAACATATGACCAAGTAAAGAAAGCATGGCAGAAGGGTGCTGATTGGTGTAATTATGGTTGGGTAAAAGGCCAGATGGCAGTATATCCTACACAAAAATCATCATATGAAGAACTACAGGAAGGGCCTGAAGACCAGAAAGGAGTATGTGGAAAGCCAGGAGTAAATGGAGGATTCTTTGATAATCCCGAGTTAAAATTTGGTGTAACGTGTGTTGGAAAGCGGCCATCACAGAGCCAGCATGATGCAAATGCAATTGCAGAAGGCTCTACACGCCCACTTACCGCATCAGGTATTGAATTTGAGAAGAAGGTTCAGCGATTCAAGGAAGGCTCTGATAGTCTAGGAGTTCTGCCCTTTAACAAGGAGCACTGGGGCTCTTAATACAGCGACCAATTTCTCCTTGTCAGAACTTCAGTTATTGCAATCTCTTCCTCTGAATGCTCTTCCTCATCCATATCAAGTATTTTCTGTGTCATCAGTCCTGGAGCACCTGCCGTCACATCAATCCAGGAGTAGCAGAACTCCTTAAACAAGTGGTCAAAGGCGGTTCCAACTACAGGACAATGCGACCACTCCTCCAAGAAATTATCAAAGGTAAATGTATCTAGGAAGAACTCAAATATTTCATAATCCTCTTTCAAATTACGATGTCTAGGCTCAGGTCCCTGCAATGAAAACTTGTGCGCATCACGCCTAGTTGTATCAATCATATAACAGAGTTGAAGGAATCTCCTGGAAATATCTTGCTCATTCGTAGTCCACTTATAACCAAGTTGCTTAATCATCTTAGAAATACCATCATAGAAGAAGTGTAGGACCGCTTCCTCCATGGTTCCCTCATCAGGGCCCTTGCCCACATATGTAACCTGCTGCTTCCAGTTAGTAAAAGCAATAGAAGGCATACTAGAATAAAGATATACTCGTGTACTTATTATACGGGGCCTGGAACTTTCAATTTTTTGAGTCGTAGCGTAGTTGTTGATGCACCACCGCGCTGTAATTTGATATGCTCTAAGAATTCCCTTGAGATTTTTTCAGGATTTGGAAATTCAGGGCGTGCCTTAAAAAAAGAGAGAGTGGATTCCTGAAGAGCCTTCATTGTTAGACTAGGTGTTACCTTTTCTTCTTGTAATTGTAATTGACCCCCGGAGATTTGTATTACGGCATTTGGCATTTGATGTTGTTTTAATAAGCTCTCAATTTGTGTTTCATATGTATCACGTTGTTTACGGGCGTTTGTTACCTGTTTCTGAAGTGCACTACTCATGTTATCATAATGAACCCATCCACGGACATTGTGTGCAAGGGCTTCATTATTCATTTATTAAGGTGTAGTATTTATAAGAGATTCTGTTAGCGCATTAGGCATAGGCATAGGCATAGGCGAAGCCATAGCCATATCCATAGCTATAGGCGAAGCCATAGCCATAGGCGCAAGTGTAGCTACGCTTGTAGCCACGCCTGTAGCTACGCCTGTAGTAGCGGGGCCATAGGTGCCAGGGTGTAATTGTAATATAAGTAGTCCAACACTGATAAAGGATAAAAGTAGTATAATACAAAAAATAATACAAATCAAAATAATATAAGGAAACATACGATTAAGAATATATTTGATTAAGGGGTCGATACATTGACTTTGAATTCGTTCACGATTATTAGGTTCTTGAAAAACTTTAATAATACGTTCAATAATCATATTTACCATTGTCCCGGGTGGAGAAGGCATATCTACCGAAGCCCATTTAAACTTGAATTAATAGGAAACCGCAGAGAATGTCTTTTATTCCTCCTACATGGGATGCATCCAATAGTCATTATATAATTACTCTATTACCGGCCGCATCAAACGATACACGAGTCTTAATTAAGAAAGATACTAATGGAAGCACGGTATTCAATGATCAAGATGCAGTTGAAAATATAACGGATACACTTATTCATAATTTAATTACCGAGGGTGCATCTGGTAACTGGTTCAGTAAACTTCCATCTCACGATCAATTAATAAAGCGCGTGAGGCATACTTTTAAACGACTTGCCCAGAGCTCTGAAAATTCTGCAACCGTAAATACCTTACTCCTAACTCCCAAACAAGTTACGCTAGTATGGGATCCAGCGGTGTTTGTTCAACATAACCGAATTTCTTTTGATTCAGATTCCGAAAGATCTTCTCAAGGGGACGAGGTAGAAGTTGCGGAATCTGAACTGCCCCCTGTTAAACTCGTAGATGATTCTCAGCAAACACAGGAAGAATATTTATTAACGCGTCTCCGGGCCGCCAAGGCTCGCGTTGAGGCAGAGCAGATTCGTATGCAATATTTTGAAGTAACTGGGCGAATGCCTCCGGATTCAGATTCTGAAGATGAATAAATGTTATCTTTTTTATACAATGCTAACAGAATAATGGCAGGTGGATCAACCCGTGACATTGTATTAGGTTTAGTTGCCGTATTAGTTATCTTATTTGCGGTATACCTCATTGACCCTTCTCTAGGTGGTCTTCTACGTCGTAAGGATGCATTTATGGGAACACTTTCTCCTGCTTCTCTTGGAAATCAGCCCGCTAACTTCCCCGGTGCAGCTGGTGCAATGATGCGCAATGCAGTAATGAGCAATCCTAACAGGTCTGAAGGTTTTGCCAACCAGGGTGGTATGGAGGGCCCTGCTTCCTTCGGTGATTCTGAGAAACCAGAAGGATGCTACCCTCGTGACCAGCTAACCCCTGGTGAGCTGCTACCCAAGGATGAGAATAGCGTATGGTCTCAGCAGAACCCTATGGGCACTGGGTCTCTAAAGGGTAAGAATTTCTTAAGTGCAGGCGCCCTCATTGGTATTAACACGGTTGGCCAGAGCATGCGTAATGCTAACTACCAACTTCGCTCTGAGCCCCCTAACCCCCAGGTGGCAGTGTCTGTGTTTAACCAGAGCACTATTGAGCCTGATACCAACAGGCGCTCTCTCGAGATCGCGTAAGCCGTGAAACGGCTTCCTCGTTCAAACGCAAGTCTACGACTTGCTAGATTGCCTAATAAATTAGGCAATCAGGACAAACCTCTGCGAGGTTCGAGATCGCGTAAGCCGTGAAACGGCTTCCTCGTTCAGACGCAAGTCTACGACTTACTAAAGCCCAACGTGTAAAAGCATAAACCTTACTAAAAACATTCAAGTGTCTTTAGTAAGTTTTGGTTAGAGATAATCTCTCCCAGTATTTTTTAAAAGTGACAATGCGATAGATGGATAAAATATGGGGTATGATTCATAATGCAACATCAAGCTACCCTATTGTCCAAGTTCGCAGTAAGGTTGATGGCCTTCAATACAATGTCCGTGATATGCCAGATAAACAACAAGCCGCAGACCTTTTAGCACGTGTAAGAGCTAAACTGCAAAAACTTATATCAGTTCTCCGGCAAAGATATCCTAGTAAGCCCCAGGTAATTCAACTAAATGAGAAATTCGAAGCAGACCCAAAGCGTTTCTATGAAGCTACACCAGATTCAGAACATATTTCATACAGTGTTAACAAGGGTGAGAGTATTCATTTGTGCCTCAGACAAAGGGATGAAAATAAAGAATCACTCGTCAATGAAAATGTAATGGTCTTTGTTGCACTACATGAAATGGGACATGTAATAACTTCTCCAAATTATGCAAGTCATGGTACAGAATTCTGGAACAACTTTGGTTGGCTTTTAAGAGAAGCAGAATCTATTGAAATCTACAAGTATCAGGATTTTCGCGCACACCCTGTAACATATTGTGGAGAAAAAATTACTGACCAACCAAAATATGACGCATCAAAGGATACCCCTAGTGCCACAGGGAATCCTTTGCAAATAGGAAGCATGGGTTAGATTTCAAGCTAAAATTAACACATGACGATAGATGTCCTTGGACCTAGGTTCACAATTCAAATCCCTCCTTGAACCTCAATTGATGGAGGGATTTACTGATATAATGTTAAATATACAAATTCACCGATTTACACCTGGTAAGTCTAGACCAGTCGTATCATCAATGACACTTGGTCCACTTCCAAGATGGTTCACTATATATGAGGTTAAATTGGTCTTGTGGAATACTATGCAAAGAGACCCTGCATTTACTCCATCCCTTGTATTCTTAGGAAGGCCCGAAACAGGCTCAACCAATTATAAGCCGATTGAACTCATGTGGAAGGGAATGAGTGGTAGTGGAAATGAACACGTATTTATTTTACCTCCACCTCAAGATTTAATGACTGGACCTCCAGATGAACGATTTGTAGATTCTGCAGGTAGTCAGAAATCAGTTGGAAAACTTAATCGTGTAAGAATGACATTGAATGATATTTTTGAATTGGATAAGGGTAAGGAAATTCCAGAAATCCATGCGTTTTTCTATACAGATTTAGTCGACCGTATTGCTGGCCCGCGCCCCCTAGGAGAACGTGATGTCTATGGACGTATTGTTCCCTATTTTCCATATTTGGACCCATCGAATTTACCTGATAGCACGGGTGCTGCAGCAATAACTCCTATTATTCAGACACAGGCTACACAAACTGCTCAAGCTCTCTATGAGATTCAATATTTAGATGAGTTACTTTCAAGTCTAGAAGGTGAGCTACAGCTACCAAAGCTTGATGGTGTAAAGTTCATGAGATGGGCGTGGAATAATGCACCAAGTGGATGGGAAGGGCCCGCTATTTTATTTTTTGGAACCCGTGTTACTCATACTAGACCATATATGAGATTTTTCCCTGGTGCTGGACAACCACTTACCAAGATTTATGTAAAGGGAATCTTACCAATTCCTGACTTAGTAGACCCAAATATTTTAATGACATGGAAGCAAGATAAGAATCCAGATGTTGGTAAGGATTGTATGTATATGAAAATTACTATAAATGACTCTTATGATTTACCGCTCTATGCCACAATGAGAGTATGGAATGATGGAACTTCTGATTTACTCATTCAACCACCGAAGCAAAAGAGAGTGCTGGATCCTCTGAGTGATTTAGAATCTTCTGCAGAAATTCTGGAATCTGCCTTCGTTGATTTACCCTATGCGGCCCAGAATCCTTCTCTAGCTCAAATTGATGTAGTCTTGAAAATTCGTATAAATAGAGAAGACACGCCGATTACACGAGCAGTTTTACAGAAACGCCTCAAGAATTTTGCATCTATTTTCCAGGCAATTCCTCCCTTACCTGATGAACAACCCCTCGCAATGTTGAGATTCAAGGGTGTCAGTAATTTTTCCAGTGAAGACCGTATCTTTGCTTTTCTCACTCAGCTATCCAGTAGTGAACTTCTGGCAGGTGAGACTAATGAGGAGACCTGGGCACCGAGAGTTGCAGATGAATTTCAGATTCCTTTAGTGGAAGCGAGGCGGCAAGTGGTTTCATGGATTGCACAGAAAAATGAGTATGTCCTGGCAATTCCTGAGACAAAAGATTATATTTTGAATAAAAATCCTGGAGTCGATATTGCAATTCATGCACAACATCCCAATTATACTGCGCATATTTATAGGGCGGAGAGTTTTGAAGTATATAAGACAATTACAAATCTTCTTGGAATTTTATTAACGGCTCCAGCTGACCGATTTGTTGTTCAGAAAACAATGGTGCGACCTTTAATTGCGACGACGGTTGTTTTACCGGAAAAACCTGAGCCGGTTGTTGCAGCAACAGTGCCAGCTGTAGATGGAGAAGAGCTTGGAGAAGAAGGGGCGGTTGATTCTGAAGGTGATAATTTACCGGAGAAAATTCAAGAAGAGGAAATTCAAGAAGAGGAAATTCCAGAGTTTATGAATGCACGCCAATGGGTTACTGGGAAAGGTGCTGTCGAGTCTTCACCTTTGCCTATGGCTGCTGCGCCTGTAGCTGCTGTGGCTGCGCCTGTTGAGGCTTTACCTCAAGTTGAGGCTTTACCTCAAGCAGAGGCTTTACCTCAAGCAGAGGCTTTACCTTTAAAACTAAAAACGAAACGAAAAATAAGATTTATAAATGAAACTGCTGGATTACCTTTGGCTGAACCTCAAGCTGAACCTCAAGCTGAAGCACAAGCTGAAGCACCAGTTGCACCTGTAAAAAATAAAACTAGAAGAAAATTAGAGAAGAAAACAAAGAGACTTGCTGAAGCTCAAGCTGCAGCAGAAGCTCAAGCTGCAGCTGAAGCTCAAGCTGCAGCAGAAGCTCAAGTTGCACCCGAACCTGAACCTGCACCTGCACCTGCAGTTACAGCTGTTAAAAATAAAACTAGAAGAAAACTAGAGAAGAAAACAAAGAGGCTTGCTGAAGCTCAAGCTGCAGCTGCAGTTGTAGCGGAACCTGCAGCTGTATCGGAACCTGCAGCTGTATCGGAACCTGCAGCAGCACCTGAAGTTCCTGTAGTGCGTTCAAATGAATTGCCAAATTATTTTAATAATGTTGGACCTGAAGATTTTAAGAAAGAACAATTTACTATACCTAAAATTAAGAAACAATCCGTTAAACAACCTGTTGAACTTCCTCCAGGCACAGTAAAGCCAGCTATAGTAACTCATGGACAAGAAGTAAATCAAATAATTGCAAATCATTATGCTTCGCTTGGACAAGAAGTTCCAGAAGCTGAACGGGGACTAGGGGCTGCAAATAATGCAGCTGCAGCTGAGGAACAAGAAAGAATGCGAGCAGCATGGAGACCTTCTAAAGAAAATATACCCTGGGTAACCCCAAGGCCACTAAGCAAGAAAGATTTAGCAAAACTTCGTGCTGCTGAAGCTGAAGAAGCTGAAGCTCAAGCTAGAGCTCAAGCTAGAGCTCTTGAAGTTCCTGAAGCGGATGCTCAGGCTGAAGCTGAGGCTACTCCTGCTCCTCAAGCTACTCCTGCTCCTGCTCCTGAGGCTCAAGCTGCTCCTGAGGCTACTCCTGAGGTTCAAGCTGCTCCTGAGGCTACTCCTGAGGCTCCTCCTGAGGCTACTCCTACTCCTGAAGCGGAGGTTCAAGCTGCTGAGGCTGCTCCTGAGGCTGCTCCTGAAGCTGAAGCTACTGCTCCTGAAGCTGCTCCTGAAGCTGCTCCTGAAACTGCTCTTGAGGCTGAAGCCGAAGAAGAATTCGCCTTTGAAAATGAAGAAAATATTCCAGAGTTTTTAAGAAAGGGTGGTGGAAAGAAGAAAACCCTTGTAATTCCTGAAGGCATGACTGAAGAAGATGTACGAGCCGCCGAAGCATTTAAGAAACCAACTGATGACAAGGCCATCAAGGTGAAAAAATACTATATAGATAAATTAAAAATTGCCGATGCCGATGTATTCAATTATCCAACTGCCGGCACAGGAGAGCGTGGCTATGTAAGTCACTGTGCTGCAAATGAATCGAGACAACCTATTGTTCTCGATAAGGATGAATTTGCAGAAATGAGGACTATATATGAAGACGATGATGATTTAGAATTTGTTGTATATCCTGATGACGCTTCCTCAAAGAAATTTCCAAAGAGACAACCAAAGGCCGATGAAAATGTATCTGGAAAAGTCGACGGTGACGACTTTCCAAGTGAAGAAAATAAAGAAATTATAACCCTGGTAAAATATGGTTCAAAACCTAAGAGAGTAAATTACTATTTCTGCCCACGCCTCTTTTGTGTGCGTGACCGCTTAATGGTTCGCTACAAGGATTTTAAGTCTACCATTGACCGCAAGGGTGCAGCAAAGCCGGCAAATTCATGCCCATTTTGCAGAGGAATTCTAGTTGACCCTGATGCATTTGATAAGAACTCTGACCGCGACCCAAATATGACTGTATTACAACGTAAGACACGTCCTGGTTCTGAAACAGAACGGCAAATTTATATTGGATTTCTTGAAAAGAAGAAGAATCCTAGTGGAATGTCACTACCATGTTGCTTTGCGGATCCAAATGAACGTTTTACAAGTGATAATAATGAGGAATTTATTCGACTTGGATTAAGACCAATAAGTGCAAGGGAAGCTAAGAAGGTAGTACGTGCTCAAGCTCCACTACAACAGCAACAAGAGCAAGCTCCGCTACAACAACAAGAAGCACTAGCACAACCTTTAGCCGATGTAATTATGGGTAAAAAGCCCAAGCGGGTATTAGAAAAGAAAGTAAAAACCGTTGCCCCTAAGGCTGAAGCTGAGGCTGCTCCTGAGGCTGCTCCTGAAGCTGCTCCTGCTCCTGAAGCTGAAGCTCCTGAAGCTCAAGCTCCTGAAGCTGAAGCTGAAGCTGAAGCTGAAGCTCAAGCTCAAGCTCCTGAAGCCTCTAAAGTAACACTTGACAGTTTATATGAACCAGATTTTTTCCGAGTAATTCAAGGCGTCAGTGTCAAAGCAATTGTCGATGCATCACGTATTCCCCTAGAAATTCTAATACCAAAGCCAGGCGCACCATCCGACCCAAAGTTTGGACCACAGGTGGGTCTACTTCCAGAAGCCCTTGATATATATTTTGAACAAGATTCCACCTCAGAAAAATTCGCTGCGCGCGATATTGTCAGAAAACTGAAACCAACTGCCAAGGGATTTCTACGTCTTGGCGTAGATAATACTGACCTGAATCGCTCATTCCTTTCTGCCCTAGTTCCCATATTTTTTGATAAAGGTAATGCTAGAAAAGTAATAGACACATATTTTGATACAAATATTACTCCAAAACGATTTCTGCAAATGAATAGTGGTAACTTGGTCCATGAATTCCATTTGAAATGCCCAACAAGAAAACAAAATGAAATGCGAGCCTGGGCATCAGGGCAACTCGGCGTAGATAAACTTTCAAGCACAAATATTCCTGCAATTGAACGATTAATAAATTCCTACGAATGTTTCAAGGATTACATGGAAGATCACGAACAGAAAAAGGATTTTCGTCTACTCTATCAGGCTCTTGCTGAGCCAGGATTTACAACTAAACGTGGACTACTCTTAATTATTCTAGAAGTATCAGTTGAAGAGGTAACCATAAAGAAGGGCGATAAGACTGAATTTAAGAAAGAAATAAAATTCGAACGTGTAAGAAATCCACCATATCCAATTACCGAAGAACAAAAACAATCAAATGTGGCGTTTCTAATTCATTATACAAAGGTAACTAGAGAAAAATATAATCCTGAGAAAAAAATATACAAGAATTACGGTTGGGAACCCCTCATCTATGTTGAGAGTATTTCTTCTGCAACAGGTAGTCGCCACAAGCCAAAAATGTTTTTTCAACAATCTGAACGACCATGGCCACCAATTGTTGAAAAACGGTATGAGGAATTTCTCGAGAATTGTTCAAATAAACGCGGACCCTTCACCAGTCAGTTCGGATTTGACCCATATTCCCTAATTTCAGCAAGCAGTCTAATTAAGGGTATAACAGTGACACAACCAAATGCAATTATTCGCGATTCTTACAATCATATGGTGGGTGTTGCCTATAAGGTAGATGAGACATCTGAAATGATTTCAGTGCCAGTCTCAGATGATGGCTCGATGCATCTGAATAGAAATACATTTTTTGACTGGGATGATTTTAGACCTGCGGCAGCAGATGTAATTATTGACTTTTATAGAAAAGTGATTATGGATAAATTTAAACCATTTTCTGCCGCATATGCACCAAGACGTCTACGAACACAGGATGATGTGGTGGTAGGTGTAGAATTGCGGAATAAATTTGTAATTCCTGCTAAACCTCAGACTGAAGGAAGCACAATAGAATCTCTTGATGAATCTCGACCTATACAGATGTTTGAATGGGATAATAATAAAACAATTGCATATGATTCCAAGACACGGGAAGAAGCCTTTGAGCACGCCGGCATGAAGGACCCCATGGAGGGAAAATATATTAAACTTGAATCATCCAGTATTCAAGATGAGATTGAGGATGTTTACCAGCACTTACGTCTGAGCTTTGCTTCCTGGTTAGCAAGGCCATCTGCAGGGCGAGAAATTCGTGAAAGGCTAGAGGAGACTCTAAAGCGTAATGATTTACCGCTGTTTGAAAAGAGAAAGAGACTTGATATTCTTCTGGAAGCTAAGATTACTGGGTGGCTACAGCCAAAGGAAGAAGGTGAAGTTACTGAACTTGGATTCTTACGTGTAGATTGTATAACTCAACCTGAATCATCATGCTCTGGAAGGTGTAAATGGATTTCTGGCTCTAGCTCTAGCTCTAGCTCTAGCTCTAGCTCAGCACAAGACTCAAACAAATGCACCATTCATACCCCTGCATCTATATCTCCAAATGGCTCAGTAATCAATGTGCCCCGAATGCTCTATCTACGCCTGGTAGATGAGCTAATTCGATATGCATCTAGACGTGAAGAAATATTCGCCAGAAAAGTGCCTCGCCTTACTATCAGACAGGAAGCCCAGCGAATTGGTGACCAATATATTGTTCCTGAAGGTTCTGCGGATTGGAATTCCTGGTGGGAACTTCTGCGGTCAGAATGGATTGCAACTGAGACCGAGGGGCCTAAAACATTTGAAGACCAATTTGAACCCGTGCCTTCGATATAATTCTTAGTCATATCTAAAGGGAGTTTCCAATTATACTATAATAATGAATAACTATGAAGAAAGAATATTAGCTCTGGTAGCCCTTGGAAATTTAGCACATTATCCCGAGTTAGTAGACCAAAATACCATTCAATCTGCATATACTGACCTGCTGGATGAAAGGCTGGCACCAGTGACATGGTCAGGTGAGACTGAGGGAGCCCCACTCTCTGAAGAAGATATCTTGGCAACAACGAATTTACAGACTGCTTCCTTATTTAAGAAGCTTAAGTCTGATTTTAAGGAGGCCGGTAAATTTATAGAATTATATACAGAGCAGCAAAAGGAAGTTCAGGAATCTATTGTAAAAATAGAAACTGGATTCCAGAGCTTCAAGAAGATGTGCGAAATTCACAATCAAGATTCAGTTGAAGGTTTAGTTACAAAATACGCTGAATTAGAAAAGGAAGTAGGACCAATTAAAAAGAAAATACTTGAAGAGTTGACAAAGAAAGTAGCTACAAAAAATGCAGAGCTTGAAAAGATTACGAATAAACTGAGCTCCTTGCGTAAGGTAATAGTCACTGGATTAGATGAAATTGTGAAACCCGAGGATGCTCAGAAGAAAATGTGCCCCATTTGTTTTGAAAGTGAGGTAAATACGGTTCTAGTGCCATGTGGCCATACATATTGCAAGGGCTGCTCGGAAAATGATAGAAGCAGAAATGCCAAGTGTGCTCAATGCAGGTCTGTGATTAATGCACGGGTAAGACTATTTTTCACCGTTTAGCTTTTAGTCATCCAAGAGACACTCGACCGGCTTGAATTCTACCGGATTCTTTGAGCCCATTTGAACAGAGCGCATACGTGCATCCAGCATCCCCTCAATTTCTTTGTCCAAGATATCTAATTGAAACATTTGGTAATTTGTATTGTTAGGATGAAAGATAACAATACAAAGCTCTACTACCTTGAGACCATAGTGCTTCTGAAGAAACCAGCGATATACATTGAGCTGCAGAGTATAATGCCAGAAATTCGAATTTGGCAAATGACTCGCCGGCCCCAAGCCTTTCTCGAATGAATTATCTTTCTTGATTTCCTTCGAGCGCTTCCAATCATAGACTGCATAGTTGCCGTCCTTGCGCTTGAAAATCATATCAATGCTCCCAGTCAGCTTATGCTCCTCGTCCCATACCTCCCACTCAGTCCTATAGGGCTCTAAGCTATCCTTGATATCATTGTAGAAATTCATGTAATAGAGCCACTCTGGTGTAGCCTTGACATCCTCAGGAATATGATTCAGAGCACCATTCAAGTGTTGCTCAATTGCCAGGTGCATTGCAGTTCCCTTGCCCGAGGCTTCCTTACCAGAATCAGACCAAATTGCCTTGATTTCCTCGTCAGTTTTACCATTGAGGGGATTTGTCGCCCATTTAGCCGACTTACGCATCGCCTTCAGGGCCGCATCAGGGTTGAAATGAGGAAAGAAGGCGTGCACAAATCCAGTTGTAGAGACAATCCCCTTAGAAGAGCCTTTCACATAGTATGTGTGAGTCTTTTCTACAAAGCGAACTTCCTTATCCCTTGGATGGGCATTCAGGAATCCAAGGGTCTGCCATGGCTCGGGCATAAACGTATGACTGAGTTATGACAAAAAATAGTATCAATTTTTATATAAGTAATACCTAATAACTATTACTCAAATCCTGCAACCTTCATTATCGCCTTACCCAGCTTATTTTCACCCTCCAAATAACCCTCCTTGGTCCTCTTACCACCATATTCGCTGGAGGCTGAGCCAGTGAAGAAGAGTAAATACTTGCCCTGTTGCTTTGCAGCCTCCACAATCGTATGGAACCGGGCATCCTTTGTCCAACGCTGCTGCACAGCATTCTCCAGAAGCTCATCCTTCACTGAATCCCACTTAGGCTCGTCGAACTTTGCCTTCCACTTCTTCATCGCGGCCTGCCTGGATTCCGCATGAACCTCCTTCATCTCCTCAACAAGTAAGGCTGCCTCACGAGCCTCTGTCAAGGGCTTCGCACCAGCACCGACACCAATCTCAGCCTGCTTTTGCCTGAGGAACTTCTGGTGAATAGTTCCCTGGGAGCCAAAGAGACTCTGAGCTAGGGATGGCTTATCAGTGGCCACCTTGTATTTCATGCCGGCGAGGAAATGCTCCATCGATGGATAGACCTCACCTTGTGACCTTGGGTCAGGGTCATTGATAGGAAAGGGTGAGCCAGGTGCTATCCATCGCTGCGCTAACTTGTCACCAATACGCAGCTTATCAATCGGAGCAGACTCTAGCTCAAACTGTAGGACAGCGGCAGCATCATATTGCTTTTTGCCTGTTGCTGCTGGTCCCGTGTTTGCTGCTGTGCTTGTGGCTGCTGCTGCTGCAGCTGCACCTGCTTCATTAACATAATTTGCAGCACTAATTGTATGACTTTGTTCATCAGCTTCATCGGGGTCTAGATATGCTGATGCAGAAGATGAAGCACCTTGGGCCCTTGCACCAGGCGAAGCCACTGTAGGTGCTGAAAGCTTAGGCACTGTAGCCTTTGCACTAGGCGAAGCCACTGTAGCTGCGCCAGGCGAAGCCACTGTAGGCGCACCAGGCGAAGCCACACCCTCCTTCACCTCACCAATCTCATTCTTTCTCCTGAATACAAACCATCTGTTCAAGAAGGAAAACTGAGCAACTGCAGGCGTCATCGGAAATTTCCTACCAGCCTTGGCCGCTGCCTTATGACTCTCCTCAAAGAGCTCACTGCTCTTTTGAAGACCAAGTGCTGCCAGCTCTTCCTTTGAGCACAGCTGCAGACCAATTGTCGCCAGCTTCTCCTCCAAAAGTCTAAAAGGCACCAAATACTCCCTGTGAGGCATGCCAATACTGATGAACTCCACATCTATGGGCATACCAAAGGCATCATCGCCTGCAGGAATTTCATCCGCCTCATAGCGCTTAGTAATCTTCCACAGGGTTGCACCACCCTCCTCGCCCACACGAGCATCACGACCACGCAGAAAGTCAAAGGTCCGCTCGCCATCAAAGCAGCAACCAATGAAATATCCGCCAATCTTCAAATTATCCGCAATATTTTGTAAGAATCCACCGAACTTCTGGGCCGACTCGAAGAAGTAATGAGTTGCAAACATACAACTGATTACGTCTGCACCCATCTTGAATCTGTTCGACATTTCATCACGCACATAGGGTGGGACCACACCCTCAGGGGCAGTGCGACCCAGAACTGCCTGCAGAATTACCTTGTCGTCAACCGTAGCACCAGCCTCACCGCTGCGCATGTTCTTGGATGCATCGCCCACCGCAAACACCATCGGTAGAACCTTATCACGCCCATTACGCAACATGGTCGAATAGAGACGCTGGTAGGCCCCATGATTCGGGTTATTAATGCTGTCACCTGCAATATCAATGCCTAGAACAGCACCAGCATTCACACGACGCCACTTCTGAATATCCTGGGCCAAGCCCATTCCTAAATCAATGAGTCCCAGACCTCCCTTCTTCATTACTCCATTGTATAGAAGGGTCTCCTTAATGAACTTGTTGTGGAAATCACGCAGAGGACCAACGCGATTCATGTCCTTCTCTGAAGCTGTGCGGTCAGCGTATTTCTGAGTAATTGCAGCTCTCTCCTTTTCAATCGTGCTGACGGCAGTTACTTCTGACATATTAGGCTGCTCGGCGCCAGTGCGAACCATGCTCAGAGTCACTGGCTCGTGAATGGAATTCCAGACACTTTGGGCAGTCAGATTAGAATTCAGAGTGCGACCTAGCTCTCCCTTCATCAGGCGCTCAGTCTTGTCCTTGCGCACTACCTTGGGAACCCAACGCCATCCAGCAGGTCTTGATGCATCATAGGAAATCTCCACGATACTCTTGTCCATAATTGGCTCATTGGAATTCTCACAATAGGCATATTCATCACCGGTCTCAGCATCCGTCTTCACCTCCACATAGCACACGTTGGCCTTGTCATCAGGAAAGTCCTCGGGCTGAAAGAGAACTGGTCTGTAAACATTGGCTCCAGGGCCTAGCTCGGGTTTGAGAGGTTGCACTTGAAGCACAATTTCCCTCGGGTCAACCTTGAGTTTTGCGGGATTTCCACGGAAGCCAACATGTAGGCGTAGAACCTTGTATCGGATTTCCTTTCCAGAAGTCGGATGGAATCCATTATGAATTGCATCTATTCCAGAATCCTCTAGCTTCTCAGTGACAACCAGGAAATCAATAGTGTTATCATGAGGAGGCTTCCACTTCATCTGCTCAATGAAATCGCCCTGAGGATTCTCAGGAAGTGGAGTTGAATTCTTTGTGAAAATGAGGCCGTCAGTCTCGTAGATCCTGGGAGTATCCAGAATCTTGGCTGCTTGCCCAAAGATTTCTCCAGCTTTTGCAAATAAGAATTTTTTGATACTAACCAGAAGTTTTGTCTTGGGTGTTAGAGCCATAGTCTCCTTTGGCCCAGGAGCTACATTCCAGGCCTTCTCCCATGCCTTCATTTCATTGTATCTCTGGGGCGCCGTGGGAGTTCCCTCCACGTAAAAGGGGAGAGCATGGACATCTCGGCTTCCAGGAGCAAAGTAAATATCGAAAATCAAGTATTGATGAATTGCCTCATTTGCTGAATTCTTGGTAATCCACTCTCCATCGACCAAGGAATTAGCACACCTCTCCACCTCTAGGCCTGTCTCGTAGACATTGGGGCCACTATCAATCAAGTAAAGATGCCCCTTCTCATCAACATACCCCATTGTCCTGAGCCCGTCGGCCTTATCTGTAACATTGTATCCCTCGCGAATATTTGGAGTCCCTGGCTCCACCAGACTCACCATATTTGCAAGCTCCAAGGTTCTCGTTGAAACTCCACGGAATTTATCGGTCTTTGTGAGACCCTTATACCCAGCGAAAACCTGGCGCTTCATAGATTCCCGTATCAGCAAAGGACACTTTTGGATTCCCCTGAGAATTTCACCAATTCCTTTTACAAATCTTTGAATTGCAGAATCCGGAGTATCCCCAACTTTCCGTTCGAGTTCAACTTCCACTTCGTAAATTGGAATTTCTTTGGAAATATCATTTTGCGTGAATTTCGTTTGCCACCGGAATTCCCCGCGGGGATTCTTCTTGGTCTGCCGGACCATGGACAAATCAAATCTGATGCCGTCCCCGCGAAATGTCCAACGCCGGAGAAGTCGGAAGGCTTTCTGCTGAACCTTCCACTGGTCAAGGAGTTCAGAGATATCTGGGTCCTTATCGCCTAACTCACGCTCACGACGTGCCTTAATGCGAACCCCATATTCCTCTAAGTCAAGAGTTGCATTCTGGGCTGTACGGTCCTTGATAATTGCGGAAAACGTTCTGCCTGAGAGGCGATCATCACGACAATATTGTTGAATTACTCCTAGACCGCTGAGGGTAATACGCACATGCTTGGGTGTGATGATGTTTAACTTGTCTTCCTGGGTTACAGAAGTGTAACCTCGATTCTTCAATCTCTTTGCAATTGCAGCAAATGTTGTGGAGTTCACTTGGCCTGCAACTGCACTGCCTGAGCCTAATCCTTGACCTGAGACACTAAAGGTTGCCTCTAGTTCTTGCTCAGGGTGATCAAGCCATTCCTGAGTAAGACGCTTCAACTGGTCAAATTCGGCCTTACGTATATCCATGGTGTGATCTATCTGCTTTGGGTTTTGGTTTCAACTTTAGGTGTAAGTATTATGTGTGTGTTAAAAGTTTCCTTAATGCCTTGGCCCTTCCCAACTTCTGGCGTAGCTCATCCTTAGAAAGACCTGTTGCTCTATGTTGCATCTTCTCATATTCGGCAGTCATTGCTTTTATGGTTGCGGTTGCAGGCTCCAGAGGCCATTCAACCTTGAATCCGTGCTCTTCCTGTTTCTCTAGCCATTGAACAAGGGTATCTGAGGACCACTCACTGGCATCCCATAAGGAATCCCAGAATGGTTCACGCAAAATCCAGATTTGCTTGTAGCCACCCTCACGAGGAAATGTCTTGTCATCCAGAAATGATACTTTTTTCTCCTTTTCATTAAATAGAATCCAGAGGAGAGGATTGTCCTGAGTATATCGCTCCATGGCAATCATGGCCGCCTTGGCCTGCTGAGGCTCTGGCCTCTGAGAACCAAATCCCTCTAAGGCTTTCTTCTTACTCAGAATGCGAGGGAAATCGAGGGTTGAGCAGCGCTCCTGCCACTCAGTTGTTGCATCCAGGATGAGACGTTGTCTCAAGGCATCGGGAGAAACACGGAAGAGAGGGTCTTTTAGCCACATCCATGCGGCCAGGGGATGCTTGGGTGAAATGGAATGTGTCGTCAGATTCCACTTGGGCACTTGGTCCTGTGCATCTACTATCGCGCCACCTGAGCCCCTAGATGAGCTAAATTTCTTAACGGAAAATTTACCATCCTGATGTGTTTCACACAACTGGATGAGGGAATTTGGAACATCAGAGTTATCACTCATATTATATATATACCGTAAGGGAACTTTAGACCATACTCAATATTCACTTGCAGACATTGTATGAATAAGATTTGTTCTTTCCTCTAAATCCTTTGCATTTGACTTGCAGAATTTTAGAAATTTCCAGAGTGCTAGAAAAACTGGGGCCGGAAGACTAGCGATATCAAAAAAAATTCCATTTGAATTCTCGCTATATGTGCCACCCTCACGCTTCAAAATACGATAGAGCTCCTCAAGCTCTGGTCTTGATAGGGTATTTATCTCTTTGGAGAATTCTTTACGCTGCTCATAATCGTCAGCCATTCTACTCTTTGGTTGCCTCCTCTTCCTCCTCTTCCTCCGCATCTTCTTCCTCTTCAGCTTCAGCTTCAGCTTCCTCTGCAGCCTTTTTGGCAGCTAGCTCTGCAGCATATGCCTCCAAATCAGGCATCTCCTCATTTGAATTTGCTGTTTGTGCTTTAGCTGTTTGTGCTTTAGCTAAAGGCACGACTTGTGTTACAGGACCAGCACCAGCACCTCTAAAGATACCCACACTGACAATAAAGGGGTCTCTCAGCTGAAATCTGGATTTCTGGATTTCCACGTTTATCCTATCACCCACCTTCAAGCTATCAAATTCCTCATCCCCCAAGTGCAAGTCACGGGGAACCATGAGCCTAATTGCATTCTCATATACCGCATAGATACCCATCTTGTTTGACTTTAGCACCTCCACCTCCACCATGGTTCCCTCAGGTGGATGAAGCACACGGCCCTTGGCCTTCACGAGAAATGCCCAGTCACCAGAGAATCGTCCAGAATCCACCATACCCGTGGACCTTGTCAGAATTTCTAGAGTGCCAGGGAGCACATAGCCATTTGGAGAGCAGCGCTGCTCAAGACGTTCCTTGAGCTTTTCCAGCAGGATATCGTCGACAGATTCAATGTCATTTCGGAGGTCCTTGGGAGTGAGGTATACTTTCTCTTGAAAGAATGCTTCAGTCTCCATTGTGCCTAATCTAAAATAGGGTTAGATAGTCAATTTTAAGTGTTAGTGTTTATACTATACGAATTGCTAACTGATATTTCTTTTAAATACCATAATCGTATTCTTAAACCAGGAAAGCTTTGAAGAGTATCTTAAAATATTTTCACTTGCAACATCATTTGTATAACCAAGACTACAAATCTTAGATTTAATATAATCATTATTTTGGCAGTTAACGTGTCCATGACCACCTTGACCCTTTACTGCCCAACTTAGAACAATACCAGATTTATTATTATTATGAAGATTATTTATGAAAATATCTTCATATTCTGGAGGCAAATGTTCCCCAACTTCTAGAGACATTGCCCAATCATATTGAGTATCAAACTTAATCGGAACTGATAAATCTAATACTTTACAATTACCATTTGTTAGTTGAGGTGTATTAGGATTTCCATCAAACCCAGATGCATTTAAATTATTCTCATTAAATATTTTAACGTAATATCCCATTCCACAACCAAGATCAACAATACTAGAGGCAGAATTATTCTTAAAAAAGGAAACTAATGAATTACCTAATGATATATCATTACAATGTTGTGATTCTGCTTCAGTACCTTCCCAAAAACCACGTTTATTAATAGACATCTATATTTACTTCTTTGATTTATGTTTGGAATAATATGACGCAAGAGGTCTGTAGAAATATCGTTTTCCGCCGTATAAGTCTTTACGAATATCCATCCAGCGTAGGACAATTTCCATAAGGGCACAAAATGGCACTGCACCTACCAACTTTCTGGCACCCGTGGCCAGAGTATCTTCAAGAAGCTCAAAGTGGTTTCCAGTAAATCGGTGTAGAGCTACACCTAGACTTACGAGTTTCATACGATGTCCCTTGACTGTGCTCACAATAGAGCAAGCAGCCCCTGGGCCAGGTGGTGCCCCCTCTGCATTTGTTGCATTGTTAGTCTTGAACATAATTGCATTTTCCCAAATTACCATGAAGCCATAAAGAGGTGCTGCGGTATCCTTGTTTGCCTTGGCATTTACAACTAGGTCAGTCTTAGAAGCTAGAAGAATTCTAGTAATAGAAGGAGGACATATGGTGCCTGGTCCACAGAAATACACTGGCTCCTTTGTCCCCAAGTCTAAATAGCGAGTTGCAGTAATAGAGCCTTCCTTAATAAACTGCTCACTACCACCTTCGTCAGCAAATGCAAGGGAAGCCTCAATCATAGCAATGTGCTCAGGTCCCTTGAAAAAGGAATCCCAGATAAATTCCTTACAAACACGTCGTAAGTCCTTCATGCCACCAGGAGCGGCAGCGTCTTCAACAATCGCCTTTGCCCACCACTGCAGCTGCTTGAGGCGCTTTTCCACATTTTCCTTCTCTTTGGTATCTCCTTCTAGATAGGCTATGATGGCTTCAGATAATCCTGGGGAAATAAATTCATTAATTGAACCTTTCTTAGCATCGTCCTTACACCATGTATTTACCCATTCCATTGCCCTTGTCCAGAAAGTGAAGGCCTTTTGCATATCTTGGGGTCCTTGAGCCTGGGCCCCTAGAGCTTGCCCTTGCCCTTGGGCTTCAGGAGCTTGCTCTTGAGCTTCAGGAGCTGCTGCAGCAGTAGCAGCGGCAGTAGCAGCGGCAGTAGCAGCGGCAGGAGCAGCTAATGTTTTTCTAGCAGCGGCAGTAGCGGCAGCACTAGCTGCAACTTTTTGAGCTTTAGTAACCATCTGAGGCTCATAATAATCACGTCGCACTGGATATGCTCCATGGCGGAAAGAAATCGGAATTGCTCCATCTTGAATCTTATTCGGCTGAAAGAGAAACAAATTATTACGGAAAATAATATGCCCCTGCAGATTTCCATTCTCAAAGACAAGCGATTGGTTATTTATGATTTTAAGAAGTAAACTGGTCAGAGTAGCCCGTGGAACATCCTTAAAAATAGCAGATATCTTATCCCAATGATACCATGGCTGTTTCTTGAATGCCGCCTTCAGAGTTTGAATTAACATCTGCTCTGCAAATCGTGCAGCGAACATATCATAGGTCCCATTATCATCTGGCATTTCTCGCTTGTCAGAAAGCTCCAAGGATGGCTCACAGGAATAATTACAGGCAATCCAATCACATGCGGGAGTAAAATCCTTGTCATTTAGGTCTACTGGTCTTGCATTCCCCTGGCTATCGAGCATATTTGGATTACCATCCTCATCCAGAGCTGGCTTTTTAGAAAGACCAGTTACTAAGATGGCATCGCGATTCAGATTACAATCTGCAGCACCTCTTTTTATAGCACGACTCACATTTCCTACACGCACTGCCTTATTCATAGCAGTTCTGTAAGAATAGAGGTCAATCGTTTCCTTATTGAGCTCAGCTGGAAACGTATTTACATAGAGATTAATAGTGCAATTGCGCTTTATCTTAGGCAGAGCATTATGCGAGCAATAACGAATTCCACGACCCACAATCTGCTCCTCCTTTGACAAGTGGAACCAGCCTTCCAAGATATGGACCTCTCGAATGTAGCGTAAATCGAGACCCTCACCTGCCACCTGAGAGCCTACAACGACCTTTATTCTGTGACCATCCTTGTTCTCTTCACTACGTGCGGCATTAATAACGGCCACATTATTGGGTGATAGAGGTAAGGACTGTTTCTCGAGCGTGTCTACGTCGCTGGCAGTAAGTAAGGCATAGAATGCTTGACTAAATTTGTGATTATCACGCGTCTCAGGTTGCCCTTGTTGTCCTACAACAAATGCAGGATGCTCCCCCTGTTTCCTATGGCACTTACAGCACTGTTTTCCTGCAGGACCTTGTATAGGGCCTTTTGAAAAAAGAGGAGCAGAGCGACCCCAGGGCATATAGCCATTTGCTTCCAGAAGTAGGCAGAAAATCACAGCACCATTTTCCACAAAACGACTATAGACAAAGGAAATTCCAGAGGCTGTGCGAATAGTATTAATGACACGATTAAATTTAGGAGATGCTTGAGCCAGGCCATCATCAGATGCAACCATCCACGCATACGATTCATCGGGGTCAGCTGGTAAATACTGAGGTAGGATGGATAGGCGGGTCCCTTCAAAGGTTCCGCCAACCGCCCTTGTGGCAAACCATGTCTGAAATCCCTCTGAGCCTACACGACCTTCGAGTTCTATAGCTTCGCCTGTGGCTTCACCTGTGGCTTCACCTGTGGCTTCACCTGTGGCTTCACCTGTGGCTTCGCCTGTGCCCCCCCCTGATCCTGGAAAAATACAATTACCTGCCTGGAGTAAGGTGTCAATGGTGCGAATTCCCACACCCTTTGCCGCAATTAGCTTTTCTGTCATGGATTGAATAACCGCAAGGGGTTCGCCACTCAGCTCACAATTTACAAGTGGTAATTGCAAGGCATTTAATTTTTCATCTGCCTTGAGCTCTGTAGTTCCATTCGGACTGAAGGCGGGCCAGCTCTTTACACGGACTTCATCAGCAGGGTCAAGCCTTGCAGGAAATGCCTTAGGATTCTCACCACGCATAAAACTCACATGGGAATTTGCAATCGCAATAAGTTTTCTTTCCGAAGAAGCAGTCAGAACTTCAATTTCCTTACCACCCACCGTCTTTTTTTCAAATACAATGTCTGAATCAGTAAGAAGACGAATTTCTTGGTCACTATCACCTGGCTCACGCCTAGGAATCTTGTCGACATAGAGCAAAAGATTTAGTAAAGAAACAATTTCCCTATAACTATTATACATTGGCGTTGCCGTCATTAACATGAGTTTATTGCCCTCACACTTTTGAAGAACTTCACGCAACATTGGCGTAAGTTTCTTCCCTGCAGCAGCATCACTGCGGCCAACAAGGTCATCATCGTCATCATCATCTGCTCCATCTGTAGCATCCCTCAAGTTATGAGCCTCGTCGACAATGAAAAAGCATCCGCTGAGGGCTCGCTGAAGAAGAATTGTATTCTGCTCTTCCTTCCTTCTTGAAGGCAAGGTAGATGTAATCTGAGCCTTGATATCACGCACCATATTACGAAATGCCACATAGCCCATGATGGCATAGCGCTTATTAATAAGGCGGCCTACGCGCAATTCAATATCCTTCTTTTCACGCTCATATAGAGTCTGAGTCAGCTCGAGGTAGCGATTGCCAGTGCAACCCTCATGTTTATTCTGTTGGTCATCCTTGCCAAACACTATGCGCGAGCTATCAAAAATAGTTCTGTAGAATCCTGCTTGAATTGCAGGGGGCGCCAGGATGTAGACCTTATTCTTAGGACTCAATTGTAAGAATGCCTCGGCAGCTAGAATTGCTGAGCAAGTCTTACCTACGCCTACACCGTGATATAGTAGGATACCATTATAGGGTGTATTAGGAGAAATAAATTGTGAGACAAACTTCTGAGAAGAAGTATATTCAAATTCATCCACGTCACATACGTTATCTTCCAGGGTTCTATCTGTAATTTTTGATTGCCTGGTTTCTCTGAATTCACGTTTACCAAGTAGCTTCTTTAAAAATGCCTCATCATTAATGTCTGGATATAGTGTTCCTTCCTGCTCCCGTTGCACCGGATACAGGCCCCTGGTCGCTGCTGCCCTGACTGGTGCTGTATATGTCTGAAATTCTGCGAATAGTTTGTCTCGCTCCGAAGAGTCTTCTTGATTTTTCCACCTTCCCTGAAACTGGGATGCCTGGTTGAGCTGTGCCGCTTGTGGCTGATCCGGTTGTAAAGACATATTCCTGCTGTTCTTCAGTGGCATTTTCATTTTCAGGACTTTGCTTTAGCGTATCTAGTGTATCTAGTATATCTAGCTTAGCACCTGTGGTCAGTGTATCTAGCTTAGCAACTAATGGTGAACGTAATACAGGCGAATAATTGTGTAATAAGTTGGCAAACTGTAATAAGATAGCACGTTTTTCCAGATTTTCAGGTCGAATCAAAAGAACTGCTTCATCCAAGTTCTTCCATGCTAGATTACCAATCTCACGTGTCATTTCTGAATTCAAGGCATCGAAGGAAATTTGCCTATTTCCAACATACTGTGCAATATAATATGTATGTCTGTAATGAATATTATTTGACCCATAGAATTGCTCAATAAAGGGTGCCACATTTGTAACTTTTAATAATTCATGCTCACTTATACTGGTCTCTTCTTCTAGCTCCCGAAATGCACACCGCATATCCGATTCATACGGATCACGACGCCCTTTTGGAAATCCCCACTCGGGTGTATCATATATGGCAGGTTCTTGCCGGAGAAGGTCAGATAGACAATATTTTTCACCACTTGCTAATTGCACACCTAACCTAAGTTCAGCGAGTTTTTGTTTAGAGATAACATGGTCATGTGCATATCGATTTGTTAATTCAATATCTGAGCCCCATAATTCATTCCAGATTTCCTCAAAATCCATGGTTTCTAACTTTTTACGCTCTTCTTGAGTCATCCCCCTTAGTTGCTTCTTGATATATTCGGGCTCATTTACCTTATATTTTCCCCTCATAATATCCATAAATCCGAGAGAATCCTTCCTCTGAATCATTAAGACCTGGGGTTTTAAAGAAGTAATTCCTGTTGGATTTAAGGCATCCTTGCAAAATTCACTTGCCTGTGGCCATGTTCCATTACAAGATATCCATCTGAATACTAAGACACCATAACTAGATACTGGCTCTATGCATATTCTAAATGTATGCCCGGTTCCCCCACAATTTGAACATGTATGTTCTTGTTTATTTTGATAAAATGTTGCCATCGTGTGTAACACACCCTGCATATATTCTCATTAATGCGTCTTAGGTGGCTCTTATATGACCTTAATCTATAGTAGATACACATGCACGTACCTCCTGAAGTTTGGGGCCCCTTTTTCTGGCATACAATTCATATAGCGGCACTAGGATATCCTCAGGAGCCTACTTATTCTGATAAGAAGGCTATGAAGGAATTTTTTGAGTCATTACAGCATATAATCCCGTGCCCAATTTGCCGCTCTCATTATGTTTCTCATATGGCTAAGCTACCCATTTCAGCATCCATTGATTCAAGGACTGACTTATTTCGTTGGACGGTTGATTTACATAATGAGGTGAATGTCATGTTAGGCAAACGTAAATTTACGGAGACAGAGGTAATTCAGTATTATACACGTTTAGGAGCCCGTGGAAAGACACCGGTCATTAAGGCCGATGATTTCATGGAAGCTGACAATCAGGCGATGCTGAAGGGAATTGCAGCGGGGGTTGCTGTAAGCGCAGTAATTGGAGGCGTTGTTTGGTTCACTTGGCCACAGGCGAAGCCATAGCCACACGCAAAGTCATAGGTATAGGCACAGGCGAAGCCATAGCCACAGCCATAAGCAAATCTAAGAATATAGCCTATAGTTAGAATGATTGGTGGAAAAACAAGAAAATCAAAGAAGGGATGTAAGAAAATTAAGACTAAAAATAAAAAATATCTAACAAGAAAATCTCCACCATTTCATGCCGGCGATTGCATGGAACAAATTAAAAAAGGAAAAGATGGACTATATATTTCCAAGGAAAGTTCCAATGGAGTATATAAATGGATAAAATATAACAAATGAAGATGGAGGGACTAACTCCTAGAGACCGCGAAGTAATTGCCTTACATACCAGGAATGGTGCTAATGAGAGGTATCCTGAGCAACCCACATATGCTTTCAAGGGACGTCATGCATTTGACCTCCATTCAAAACTTGTTCGCCTTGTGGATGAGTGGGATAGCCTATTTACGGAGGCACAAAAGGAGAACTGTGCTCTCCTTGTAACAATTCAGACTACTATTTCAAAGGCGACTATGAATACTGGAACAAGACCAAGAAATCCAGTCAGATGTATTAAACTGTATTTTTATTCCAAGGAACAAATGGTTCCATCTGGAACATCATATTCTAGTGCACAAGGGAAGCAATGGTTAGCACTCTTAGATGCAGAGCCTGGGAACTTACTTTAGCTTTCTAGTTCTCTTTCCACCCCTTGTTTCCTCCTTAGCCTTTAGTTTCTTGATATAATTTAACTGTTTTGCACTGCGTGTAATCGTCGAAGGCTGTTTGCCCTTAAGTTTAGCAAACCACTGATATAGAAGTTCATCTTCTTCAAACTGGTTTCTTCCTTTTTGCCATTCAACGCGTTTTCGTTCTTCTTCTTCTGCTTGCGCCTGTGCAGCTGCTTGTGCAGCTGCTTGTGCAGCTTCAGCTGCAGCTTCCGCTTGTTTAGCTTGTTCTGCAGCGGCTTTAACTCTAATAGCCTCAAGTCTAGTTTCTTCTGCTGCAGCGGCTGCCTGGGCGGCTGCTACCTCTGCCGCTGCCTCAGCTTCTGCTTCTTCAAACGTTAAAGCAGGATATTCTTGAAAAGCAAGACCTACTCTTGGATGAACTGGAGGGCGAATCTTCCTGGGTGCCAGTTGGGCTTCAGCCATGACTCTGTTTTGTTCTCTAGATACCTCAATTGGTTGTTTAGTTTCTTCTGCATGAAGTAATACTGCTCGTTCATGTGGGTCAAGTCTCTGTAAAAACATTAAATCATCATCTGTAAGTGCACTTATAGGTTCCCTAGATTTTCTTTCTTTCTTCAAGGCACTACTAATATGCGAGTGCCCTAGCTTAATTAAACCATTACCCTCTTTTGTAGACACCCTTCCATTTATTCTTTCTTCCTGGCTATATAATCCTGCTAATTTTCTAGAAAGATGCTGTAATCTTAGATTACTTTGATTACTGAATCTAACCTTTCCTTCCATCTATTTTGTATAGTGTAAAAATAATTCATCATACTAGATGGGAATCTCAGATGATGATTTATTTAATGGTCTTCAGTTACCCAAGGAGCCTGCAAAAGACCCGAAGGAAAAAGTGAAAGAACTTGTTCTAGAGCCAAAAATGTCTAATGATGAAATCAAGGCAAGAGAGGGAACATACTTTAGCGAAAAAGATGCAGAAACCATTTATGATGAAGATATTGATGTATATGGAAAGGACCCGGAAGCGCCAGGGGGTAGGCGACTCTTGTTCAAACTCAGAAAAAATGTCATTCCCCATGATATTATAAAGGTCGGCTGGAAGAGTTTCTATAATGCAGCCGGCGCATCAAGAAATCGCGGTGCAGCAGCTGGGCCAATTGACCCTAAATCCAAATATTGGACTCGCAGAAAGTTAAATAAGAAATCTATTAATGGTTGGTCTGCCCAGTATATGGAAAATGGAAAACTCTCCAAGATGCGTGTAAATAATAATGTCTTTAGCAGTGTTCTTGGATATTTTGAGAAAACGCCCTTCATGGGACTCCCTTGTCGCCTGACTTCCTATACTCAGCGATATTTTAAGGAATACAAGGCAGGTATACCGTATATCGAGGCCATTGATTCTGTCTTTAAAAAGCTAGTTCCAGACCGCTATAAGGTTCAACATAAGAGGGCATCAGGGAATTCAGCATTCCAAATTACTGATACTGCCTTTTCTTCTGTTACCATAAATCGTAATTTTCGCACTGGCCTCCATATGGATGCAGGAGATTTGAAGGCTGGATTTGGCAACTTGTCAGTAATTGAGCGAGGAAAATATGGTGGTGGATTTACTATCTTTCCAAGGTATAAGGTTGGTATTAATCTGAGAACAGGAGATTTTGTGGCAATGGATGTGCATGAATGGCATTGTAATACGGAGCTCACTGAATCGGCTGAATATAAGAAATACAATGAAAGTCTTAAGGATGTCTACAGAAATGATAAGGAAACAGGGACTCAAGGAATAGAGAAACTCTTTAGTCGTGTATCCTTTGTCTGCTATCTGAGGGAGAGACTGGTTGACTGTAAGGCAAAGGATTCTGCTGGCTATTATAAGAAAATAGGATATAATCCGAGGACGAATATGTTAGATAAAAAAAAGAAGGAATCGGTCACCAGGAAAAAGAGAAAGTAATTTAGATATGGAACAGAGTCGAGCTAATAAAATTTCAGAAGTTTTAAAGAATGTATCAACCCTTGGAAAAAAAATACAAATTCCAGGTTCGGTTGCCGCAACCCGCATTATACCAGAAGCAAAAAATGCAATAGGGGTTCCTGTTGAGGGCACTGGGTTTGTTCGTATCTTAATGTATGTTATTGCTGGTATATTACTAATTGGACTTATTTTACTAGGGGTTGACCAATGGATAACACCCGTATTTCAACGTAGTCCTGGTGCACCAGGCTACATTCCAATACCCGGCACAGATACAACACAAGTCTTTTGGACAGATTCAACTAAGGTAACTGATATATATGTTGGACCAGTAACTCAAGAAACGAATGGATTTACACCTCTTTCAGTTACTAATATTGAAGGTCAAGCTGCATATAGTTTAACATTAGATGTTAAAATAAATGATGAATATCCTCAATCTCTTCCACCAGTGGATCCATATAATCAGCTTACAAATGGGCGTCGCATATTTTTTATACTTACACAAGTTCCAATAGGGTCAGTTCTGCCCATATTCCAAGTAAGTCTTGATAATAATCAAAACAAGGTATACATTACTTCCTTAAATAATTCTTCAACACCAGAGGAAAGTATTGTAATAGATAATGTTCCTATTCATAAGACATTTCGCATTGGTGTAACTATATCGAACAAACTCATGGAAGGATATTTAAATGGACTCCTTGTATCATCTAGGCCACTAAAACAACCACCAATTCCACCAGAGAGTGGATATAGAATACCTAGTCCTTCAAATATTAAGGTTCGCTCTGGCTTAACAGAAAAAGTTTTATCTGCAGGAATAAGTGTGTTAAATGTTAGGACATTTGGTTATGTAGCATCCGCTGCAGAAATGGAGGCTCGTATGAGTGACTTTGTATTTAATGAATCTTTAGGAAAATCAATAAATACAGCAGTTACAACTGTATATAGAGGAACTTGCTCAGCATAACAATTTATGGTACATAGCTTATAGCTTATAGCTTATAGCTTATAGCTTATAGCTTATAGCTTATAGCTTCGCTTATAGCTTTTTAAAAAGCATTCTATGGTTAGATGGGTATTTTTATAGTAGTTGCTGTATTAATTATACTTTCATATATAATTTATATATCATTATCACATGTTCTTCTTGATAAAGCTTTTTTCCCAATTGGCCCAAATACAATTCCACTATCTAGTGTAAAACAAGTAATTACAAGTGAGGAACTAAATACTCTATGGTCGAATGTTTCGGGCTCAACTCTTATATTTCACATAAATCCAAGAATAAATGATAGAACCGCTCAATCAGGTAACGAATATGCAAATGTCATTAAAATAGGTTCTAAACTGTTTTTCCAGGTATTGATTGCACCTGATGCAGGTCGCGGGGAACTAAAGGCACCGGCACAGCTTACAATTTTAACTGGTTCGCCATTAAATACTCTTACTGAAAAAGTTGATATTCCTAATTTTCCCTTACAACGATGGACCTCAGTAGCAATTGTTAAGGATGGTCGCAGATTTAATATTTATTTAAACGGTCGCTTATCAGTTTCATACACATGTAAGAAAATGCCTCAATATGATACTACACAACCACTGGTAGTTGGTGATTCACGACTAGGAGGAAGTATAATGGCAATGAGTATTACACCAAATCCACTTCAATCTAGTGAAATTCGCGATTTAGTAAGTGGGTCAGTTGATACATCCGGTGCACCATATGGACCAATAACATTCTGGACAATATGCTCTAATTTTATACCAGATTTGTCACCTTTTATTAATTTATGGAAAGATTTATGGTGTCCGGGTGGAAATTGTAATACGGTAGTTTCTACTGGACCAATGAAAACGTGGTCTTCTTCTTACGCATAAAGTATTTCTTAAGAATAGAAGATGGAACCTACGACAATAATAATATCTATTGTGGTGATAACGCTATTATTCTTATGTTTATATTACTTGTATAAGTTCCTGAATGGTGATAGCGATGTTACGGATGTTGTAATATGGCAACATCCAAGTGAGGGATTAAATACGGGCGCCACGGCGCTCGGTGGTTCATTAACTGCTATTGATACTACTAATGAATTTAATGCAGGAAAGGGTGTAGCAGTTCCTTATATTTATCCTGGTGGCGAATACACTGTCAGCACATGGATATATGTGACAAAGTGGACTAATACTAAAAATAAGCCATTCTTAACATTATCTGGTGGAGGTCTCAGTTCTTATAAGACTCTTTTATTATTCCTAGGAAAGGATACAAATAAGTTGGGAGTAAGGGTGAGTACCGAATCTGATAAACTAACTATGGCAAACTATGCAACAATGTTAAGTAATTCAGCACCAAACTATATTGATCAGACAATGACTAAGGGGGGGGATATTGAGGAAGTCAATTTACAACGCTGGGTTAATATTACGGTAGTTATGATGGGTAAGACTATTGATGTATATATTGATGGAAAACTATCTCGCAGCGCAGTGCTTGCCACTGCATTTGTTGCTGATAATCCTGAAACTGTTACTAATAGTCCTCCTCAGACAATTACACTTGGTGATAAGAATTCATTTAACGGATATATAGGAATGACTCGTGCTGCAAATTATGCATATACTCCTGACAGGGTCTATGCAAATTATCAGCACGGGCCGTTCCAATCCTGGTCACTAAGCAGCATGGATCCTACTCAGTATTCGCTGACAGTGAAGAAAAATGACGCAGTTGTATTTAAAATCTAGAGTATAGTTCATTCATTAAATATTAAAAATAGCAATAAACTAATAGCTATTTTTAATAATTGTCTATCTTTTACATAAGATATATAGATAGAATGGAAGCAGTAAGTTCCACATTAACGGGTGAAGGTGCTTTCTCTCAGATATTATTTGGTGTAGTTCTTGTTATACTAGTGTATTTTGCACTGGCAGGGGGCGAAATGATTTATACAAGTCTTACACGAATGTATAAGGAGAGAGTTGAAATCTTTCCAGACACCATTGTCTCCGGCTCGAGAATGTATACTGCTGTGCAAAATCCCCTAATACCAGGGTCTAAAACTATAATTATTTCAGATAATCAGCGTTCCGGCGTAGAGTTTAGTTATGCACTCTTTATCAATATTTCCAGTGCAACATTTAACGGTACAAAAAAACTATATCACATCTTACACAAGGGGTATTCTAGACTATATCCACTCTTTAATCCAGGTATTTTCTGCTGGGGTCATGAGAATAAGATACGTATTTTCTTAAATAACTATGACACATGGGATAATTCTATAGATATTGAAAATATTCCGGTTGATAAATGGTTTCATTTAGTTATCACTTGCAAGGGAAATACACAATATGTATATATTAACGGAAACTTAAAATCAAAGACAATCTCTACTAATAATTCTCCTCCTTACCAGAATTATGGAAATGTATATGCATTTAGCGATAATAAACTAATCATATCAGGCTCAACTGGCCCTGAATCGTTAAAAACAAACCCCTTATTTCAAGGAACTAATGCATTAGTTAATTATGAGTTTGATGGACGTATGTCTGGAATGATTAGTAGAGTATACTATTTTGCATATGCCCTCACATATACTGAGATACAGTCTCTGATGAATGCTGGACCGTCTAGTAAGGTAGTCAGCCCCGATTTGACAATGACACAGGCATTATCTGATACATGGTGGACAAATCAGTATGGTCCCTAGCTGCCTATACTTAAACTACATCTCTTCTTGTTTCGTAGTAACAAGAAGAGTTGTCATGCCAGGTGGAGGATTGTATATTTTAGTTGCATATGGTTCTCAAAATGTAATCCTCAGTGGAAATCCTGATTTTACCTATTTCTATATGATTCTGAAAAAATACAGTCATTTCTCCTTTGAATCAGTTGAACTACCTCTTGAAGGTCCTCAGGAGCTATTTTTCGACCAACCTATTCAACTTCGTGCAAAGATACAACGCATTGGAGATTTACTATCAGACTTATATTTTACCTTTTCACTTCCTGATATTTACTCGAAATATTTTAATCCTACCTTAGCCGGTCCTACATTTGGCAGAAGCCAATATCAATTCCAATGGGCTAGATATATTGGTGCACAAATAATTCAACATGCAGTCTTCTTAATTGGTGGAACTCAGGTCCAAGAGTTTGATAGCGATTACATAATTGCAACGGCATTCACTGACCAAGATGAGACACAGTATAATAAGTGGCAACAATTGGTTGGAGATATTCCCGAACTCTATGACCCAGCAAATGGAAAATACTCCGGCGCAGTTGGAACTTCTATAACTCGCACACGTGGACTATATCCGAACGTGTATCAAAATCAGGATCCAACAATTCAAGCACAGACTAATTTTCCTTCAATCCCAGGACGTGATATTACTTTACCTCTTTCCTTCTGGTTCTCACACAATTCTGGACTTGCACTTCCCTTGATTTCCCTACAGTATCATGAATGCGAAGTTCAACTTACTCTTAGACCAATTAGAGACCTCTATACTGTATTGGACCCTTCAGGATATAGAGTAAGACCTCAGACTAAGATTAATGCATCTATAGCACAATTACAAACTGGAAATGTATCATATACGGCTGATAATAATCCAGGTGTTCTAATAAAGAATTTTTTAACGGATATTGGTTATGCGATTCCAACACTGGATACATGGCCTCTGAATCCTAGGCTTCAGGTAACCTATATTTACTTGACAGAAGATGAACGTCGCACATTTGCTACGAAACCTCTTACCTATATTGTTAGACAAGTGACCAATTATTCGTATAATAATATGTCATCTAGACAACTCTTTGATTTATATACTCACAATCCAGTTCCACGGCTGATTGTCATACCCAGAAGGAGTGATTACTTGAAAAATCTGAATGCCTGGACAAATTATACAAACTGGTGGCTATATCCTAATTCTCCATTTATTCCTGCTTATAGTTCATTAGCTTCTGGAGGATATTCAGGTGTCCTTTTACCAGCTATGCAGCAAGATATTATTAATCGATTGAGAATTCTCTGTGATGGAAATGAGATTCAGGAAATTAAGCCTCTCCAATATTTTAATGAATTAAGTTCGTGGAAATATGCAACTGGAGTATTCCCCCCTGGACTTGCAATTTACAGTTTTGCCTTGGATACATCAAAGTGGATGAAACCAAGTGGGTCATTAAATACAAGTAGGGTGAAGAATTTTCAAATAGAGATTGACCCCTGGCCTTTGGCTTCGAATGCATTATTTACATATAATTATTCAGTCTATGTGGAAAGTCTGAATTTTCTAGTAATAGAAGGTGGTATGGGAGGAATGAAATATGCGACTTAAGTTTTTTTTCTATTCTTTTACTTTATTCTACATTAGATGAACTTACTTACAAAAATTATAAATAAATTCCAATATGAAACATCGAAGGCAGTATCTGATCCAGATGCTGATGCATATGCGAAACAACAAGCATTGCAGGCTGAACAAGATGCAAAAACGAATATCAGGACTCAAGAAGCAAATGCTAAGGCCAAGAAAGATGCTATTAAAAAGGCAGAATCTGATAAGGAAGCAGAAGATATTGCCAAAAGAAGTAAATTTAATGCAAGTAGGGCAATTGGAAATATTGCATCGGGTGTTTTATCAGCATTTACTATACTCTTAATACTCTTATTAATGTTATATGGTGGAAGTATAACTGTAAATGCAGCAATTGGATATAATACACCATTTCGTATATTAAATTTATTATATGGATTCTTATTTTTCTGGTTTATTATTCCAAAACAATTAATTGAAAAATATTATTTTAAGAAATCTTTTACATATTATTCAATGTTTCCATTTGTTGTATATAGCCCAGTAACGGATTTTGAGAAATTTGTCTATGGACCATTTTGTTATATGGAAAATTCGGATTCAGCTGCTGCAAGGGAGTTTGTTGAAGAAATATATAAGAATGGACATGCACTTTCTGAATTAACTAATGGTATGTCATTATTTGCAGGCTTGACTTCTATGGCTGCCCCTGTTCAAGCTGCTCCTGTTCAAGCTGCTCCTGTTCAAGCTGCCCCTGTAGCTAATGCTGCGGGCGTTGGTCCTCTAGCTCCTGCTCCTGTTCAAGCTAATGCTCCTGTTCAAGCTGCTCCTGTAGCCAATGCTCCTGTAGCTAATGCTCCTGTAGCCAATGCTCCTGTAGCTAATGCTCCTGTTCAAGCTGCTCCTGTAGCCAATGCTCCTGTAGCTAATGCTCCTGTAGCCAATGCTCCTGTAGCCAATGCTCCTGTAGCTAATGCTCCTGTAGCTAATGCTCCTGTAGCCAATGCTCCTGTAGCTAATGCTCCTGTAGCCAATGCTCCTGTAGCTAATGCTCCTGTAGCCAATGCTCC